AGCAAATAATACGTCAATTATCTGCCCGTAAGCAGCTAAAGTTTTTGTTTTTGTTATTTTAATAAATACTCTGGATTTTTCTGCTTCAGTAAACTGTACGTCAGAACCATACAAGCCTCTATAGTTACGATAAGAACGTAACCATCTCATTTCATCTTGTTGTCTGGCGTCATCTGCTTTATTATAACGCTCCATAATAAAAGGAATAATTTTAGATGCATTTAAATCGTCTATATCAGACTCTTCTGAATCCTCAAGAACAATTACTTCATCTTCAATAAATACTTCGTTATCTTCTGCCATTTACTTTCCTTTTAATATCCAAACGTAGGATCTGCTATAGCCATTCTATTAGTCTTAGCATTATTTGCATCATAATCAAATATACTAAATCTTGGTCTTGACATGATACCATATCTTAATGCATCGTACAAGTGGTCTTCTGATGTTGTATCTATGTCTTCTGGATTTCTTTTATCTATTGGTAACGCAGGTAACTGTGAAATAAGATTAGTACAGTTACTAAAAAATACCATTCGTGATTCTTCTGTATACTCATCTATCTGTAGTCTTCTGTGTACTTCATTTTTACCTGCTACACGTGAGCCTTTAGACCTGTCTGAGGGCCTCCATCTACAGCCACGTTGTACCATCTGTTCTGCTAAAGAGGGGCCTGTATCGCCACGTTTGTGCCACAGAGAGCTATCTAGCACTCCGTACCGCATTCCACCATCACCTACTTCTAATTCTAGTATCATATCTGCTAGATCAGTAGCTAATACTTTACTTACGTAAAGCTCTCTATATACAATAAGCTGTTCATTTGGGGATACAGCGAACCATACAACACCTGATTTACTTCCATATCCGTAGTCACATGCTCTAAATTTAACCCAGTTACTAGGTATGTCAAAGGGTTCAACGACATGTACATTCCTATCAAATTCTGTAAATGCTGCACCTTCTTTAATATCCCAATCGCCATCTAGTAACTGCCTACGCTGCTGTTCAGGTAGAGATAAAAGCATTGCTTCATAGTCTCCCTGTGCAGCTAAGTATGGATTATCTCGTAGTCTTGCTGGTATAAACCTTCGTTTAAATAAAGCTTTACCTGCTTTTTCATGTCCTGCTGGGTATTTTAATACTTCGTTAGTCTCAATGTCTGTAGCATTAAATGGTACGTTTACAGCAGCAGGATCAATAAACATTTTTTTGACCCAGTGATGTCCTCTACCACCCGGATTTGTAGTAGCCCTCATATAGACTGGTAAGTCGGGTGCAGTGGATCGTAGACGAGAGCGCATATAGTTCCATGCGAATGGTGTGGGCCATTGTGTTAACTCGTCAAAACCTATCCAACTAAACGCCAGACCCTGATAACGCAAAGCATCATCCTCTCTGTCGAGGTATGACATCCACAGTCTTGCACCAGATGGTGCGACCCACTGCATCTTTCTCTCTGACCACTTTATTCCGGGCCAAATCTTTGGATACATCTCTTGAGACTTAAATATAAGCTCTCTAAGCTCTTCTGTAGTATGTCGTAACAACAACCCAGAAAAGGCAGGATGCCCCATATACCGTAACGGGTCGGCAAGCATGGCATAACTTTTACCGCCACCTGCAGAACCACCATAAAGAACTTCTCTTTCACCTGCTGCAAGGAACTCTGTCTGAGGCCCCTTATTAGGTTTAAATATAATATTATGTTGTTCTTCAATTTTTTCAATAGGATCAAAGCTAGATACCTCTATTACTTTAGGTTGCTCTTGCTTCTTCTTTGCTGTAGCTTTCTTTTGAGCCGACTCTTTCGGTTTCAATTTTTTCCGCTTTGGCGATTGCCGTTTTGGCATAGTCTGCCCATCTGCGTAAGCTTGCAGCTTGGTTGTTTCTTCTTTTTTCATTCTCTAAACGTTTCCTTAAACCTACATGTGATATATATCTACTAGTATTACGAGTTAACCATTGAGATACTTCTCTATACGAGTATTGTTTTAAATATCTTTTTGCTATTTCTAATTTGTCTAGTTGGTCAGCTATAGGGTTTAGTATGCCGTTATCTTCTGGGTCTAGTTCATACCCAAAGGGTATAGTACGAGAAATTTTAGGTATTGCTACCCATTCATCTTCATCTTTTATATCTGTTGGCTGTGGGAGTTTCCACCTGCCTAATGGTTTAGTCATGTTCTTCCGCATTTTTAGGTGGCATTAACATTACTCCACCCTTAGCTTCTACTTGTACTTTCTCTGTTTTAACAAGTCCAGTACGATCAAGCAACTCTTTAGCTGCTGCCATCTTGTCTCTTATGCCTAGCTCAGTAGGATCAAACAAACCACTAACCATAGCCATTGCAGCTTTAGGAGCATTACGTGCCATAAAGCTTTGTGTGCTTTCCAGTATTTCTTCTTTCATTGAATTAACAACTTCAGTAGTACTGGTAGCGTCGGAATAACCAGCCAGTTTTTTTGCTGTAACTACATCTCCACCTGCTTCGTCAAATAACATAGACAAAAACTTCTTTTGTCGTTCCGTTAATTCTCTAGCCATTATTTTTTCTTTCCTTTAACATACATGCCTTTGTTTGCCTTTTTAGGAAAGCCAGCTTTCATGTTAGCATAAGCTGCATCGGATATAGTACTTTTAGACTTAGGGTTACTAGTACCCTTTTTCTTTTTCGCATTTATATTTGCGTATAGTCCTTTAGGTTTAGCCATGCATCATCTCCAGTGCTTTTTCTTTTGTCTCATCATTACGTCTAGTCCAACCATTACCAAAAGTATCAAACGTAGATAGTTTTTCGTAAAAACTCTGACGAGCGTAATGCATTTTTTCTATTATATCTATAGGTTCAAAGTCATTGACCGCAGTTATAGTCATTGGGCCTATGCCACCATCCTGCTCTACACCTACAATACGTTGTAAAGCTTTAGCAGATCGTGATACGCCTGAGTTAACAGCCCAGTCAAATACAGAAAGATCAACCCCACTAGGAAGTTGATCACATTTAGCTCTGTTCCAATAGTTCTTTTTATAGATAGGTGCTACATCTTCATGCGTCAAGTCACGCATTTCTCTAGGTGTAGTCTCTCTGTCTACCCAAGCATCGTATACTTTTTTAGTGACGCCATGATTAGTTATACCACCGGGATCATCAGGATGATTTACAAAACCACCCTCATGTTCTAATATTATTTCTAGGCAGGTGCTGTAGTTAGTTATCATTTAAGCTTTCTCGCTGTGGGTCTTATAGATTTTTTAACACCTTTTTTACGTTTTAATCTTGCTGCGTCTAACTCTGCTTGTTTAATTTTTAACAAACCTTCATCTATCCGTTTTGTCAATTTCATTTTTTCTATTTTAGTTTTTGCATTTTTTCTTTGCTCTTTAAGTTTATCTATTTTAGTTTTTGCTGGAATCGCTATTGCACCAGCACCAGTTAAAGCAGCAGTACGCTGTCCTGTGCGGTAATTTCTCATACCTTTAACGCCAGATTTTGTTTGTTTTTGTCCGGGAGTTGGTGATGTTACTAAATCTTTAGCATGTTTTATTGCTCCCTTAACAACTTTTTCTATGACTTTTTTAACCATTATTTTTTTCCTCCGAAAAATTTAGTAGCAGACTTTATTCCAAAGGAAGCTGCTATCACTACGCCTAAGCTGTAGCTATACCACGATGGAGCCAGATCAAGTGCAGTAAAACCTGCTGCTGCTATCTCTCTCCCCCAGTCTCCACAGAAACTTAATATAAATGGGCCTGACAAAAGCAGTACCAAATATTCGTCCTTCCATGAAGCTTGTGTTGCCTTCATTGCTTCCAGATCCCAGTCAATGTCACCAGTAGCAATCTTTAAGTCTTTAGTTGCCTTAGCTTTCTGTACAGCAGTCTTGCCGTCAATCCATGAACTGGCAAGTCCAGCTACAGGGCCAAGTATACTACCAAGTCCAAACATTATTTTTTGCCTTTCTTAGGTCTAGCCTTAGCCTGTGCTGTCTTAGACAAATCTTTATAATGATACAGACGTTTGCTAGTTTTATTATGCGTCATGCCTGAGTGCAATGAGCCATCAGGCATTTTATGTGTAGCACCTTTATGTTCTGTGCCGTCACGAAAGTAATGAGGTACACCCTTCATCAGTTACCGCACTGACATTTATCACAACAGTTGCAAGGCATGTTTAGTATTGCTCGTAGTATGCGATTAAAGTAGGACATTATGATGCCCCACCTTTTTCTTTTAACACAATACCAAATATACCACATATAATACCTGCCCAAGTTACGAGAGGCATTGTGAGTACAAAGCCTAGTCCTACACCAGCTACTGCCAGTGCAAGGTATGTTGTAGGTTCTTTAAGTCTTCCTTTAATCCAATCCATTATTATTACTCCTATTTAAAAGTATATGCTAAACCAATAGATAGGTCTGTATATTTAAACTTACTATCCAGTGATAATTTTGAATACGTAGAAAGCCCACCGAATAACGGCATAGTGCTTTTTACTGATGCGCTGTCAAGATTAAAAGAAGAACTACTATATGACCAGTCTAATGCTGGGCGAATAGATATTCTACCTAGTGTAGCTGTAGCACCTACGTCACCTGACCACTTTTTACTTTTAATACCATACTCAATAGATGTGTCTGGTTTAATCATAGACATAATACCGCCACTTGATACGCTCTCAGCCTGTGCTGCAGTTGCGGTTAAAGCAACTATAGTTCCTGCTATAAATAAATTTCTCATTCAGTGTCCTCCAAATCCTGTTAGTCTTCTAATTTCACCACGAGAAATTCCTAGATCTCGTAGTTGTCTCTCTGTCATATTCATTAGTTGGTAATATGCAGTTCTATTAGCCATATAATTATGGTATCTAGTTAGTAAATTTCTGATCATTGTATAACTCCTTTTACATATAGTCAGTACTGTTGTCTGACAAGTAAGTTATACCATATCTAGTTATAACATAAAAGAGATATTATTGCAACCCCGTTATGCATTTTTATTGTTTAGTTTTTGTTTTACTTAATGCTGATGCACCCATAAAGCCTAGTACAACACCCATCTGTGCTACAAGAAAGGTATTAAGAAACCCTGATGCAGACTCCATACGCGGTATATTAATAATGGGTGTAAGTAATAATACTACAGTTACAATGGTTGTACCCATAGCTAACCAAGCCATAGTACGTTGAGTGTCCATCATCTTATCTTCATTCTCCAAACGTATCCATCGCTCGTGTCTGTCTAATTCTTCATCAGTAATGATGCCGTCACCATCTGTGTCAGCTACTGCGTACTTACTATCTGCTTGTAGTTGTTTTGTCATTACTATTCCTCGTGTTTAGCAAAGGCTGATCCAGTAAGTATAGCACCAAACGCTAGATGAAACAACCCTCCACCCATAAGAGTAAAAGGATTGTGTTGCCCAGTTAACTTTTTCATCAGTTCCATTTGAATCATTGGCTCAGTAGTAGAGTTTATAATATCCATAAACTGTGATATGTCTGGTCTATTAATTCCGTACCATATAGGTACAAACATAAAATCATAAAAACATATTAATAGATATATTATTAATGCAGTCCAGCTCCAAGTCATAGTAGACTTTTGTTGTGGGCTAAGTTTATTATTCATTTAAATACAGGGAGGGGTACACATCTGTAGTTTAGCACCATATACCATTATACC